CTCTAGTCCCTTATGCGTCGGCAGCTACGATTTTCTCGAAGAAGTAACCCAATTCTGAGCCTACCATCTTCATGTCGTAGGACATCTTCACCTGAATCATCTCAGCAATCTGCTGACGCTTAAGAGCATCGTCAGAGAAAGACTCAACAGTGATGCCGAGGTTGTTAGCACCCGGAATGCTGTTCCATGCGAAGGTCAGACCCGAAGCTGGGGTCATCAGACCAGCATTACCGGGGGTGTAGCAAAGCATAGCGTGGCGACCACCGATGAAGCTATTCACCTCAGTTGCGCCTTCAGTGGTGTTGTTCTCGACAGCTTCCATGACGTAGTAGTTCTCTACCTCAAAGATTTCTGCCAGCTTCGCCTTGGTAACCAAAGCAGTGTTGGATACCGTAGCACCACCATTCAGGCGATCAAGGATGTCTGAGTTGTGCAAGAGAGCATCGTGTACGTTACGACCAACAACCAGAGTGTTCGGACGGAAGCCGCCAGACTTAAGTTGGATGGTACGAGACGCATCAGTGATGTTCTTGATTGGAGAAGAGTTAGCTTCGTCCCACTCGGTAATACTACGACCAGACAAAAGGTCTTCTCCCGCCGTCCATACACCAGCAGAGAAGAAGTTAGTAGCAAATTGCTTCTCACGGTGGATCATCAGACGCATAGCCAGAGTCTGCGCTCCGGCAGAACGAATGTCCAAAGCGGCATCTTCTTTAGCAAGAGTTTGCTCATCGAAATCCATACCGAGACCGTACACGTCAGCAAAGTAGCTGTCGCTCGATACGGACATACCGATACGCTCTACTTCGGTACGAGGTGCCAGTTTCTTAACGTCACCAGTGCGGTTCATGTCAGCACGGCTGTACTGGTAGTACTTGTCAGATTGCTTGTCTACGCCTACGATAGGGAAGACTTTATCTGCGATGAAGTTATCCTGAGACTGAGCATAAGCAGTCGTCAGATTGGTGAGTGGTGCATCAATATGCACATTAGATGGGGTCAGCAAAGGCATTTGTTATTCCTCTTCCTTAACTGCTATTACGAGTGGAACTTAGAAGGGAGGATAAGAACAGAAATGATCTCATCTGCGTTAGAGGCTTCTTCCAGAGCTACCCCAATCGTAAACTGGTTATTGGTAGCCGCAGTGATGGCCTTACCACTAGCATTAGAGCCTACAACTGCACCCTTAGCTACACCAGCACCAGCCTTGACCATAGCAATACCCTCAACTTGAGTGGTAAGGGTTGTGGTAGCTGGGGTAGCAGATGGGTCAACAGAGTTGACAGCTACGCCAACAACAGGGACAGTCGTACTGGCTGCACCAGCTTTAGCTGCACCAGATGCGGTTACGGTTACAAGTTCAAACTGACCTACAGCACTTGCTGCTTCCAGCGTAATGTTGTTAAAGCGGCCTGCGTTCGTCGCCATGATTTACTCTCCTTTGTAGAGCTTAGAAATGAGCGCCTTGCCTTCGTCGGTCTTGGCTACAGCAGCGTATGCTTTAGCGTAGCCAGACTTGGCAATAGCGTTTTCGTCCATGTAGGACTTTACCATAGAGTCCAGTTTGTCCTGTGGGGAAGCCATATCAGCTTCTACAGAGGCTTCACCGATCTCTTGCATCGAAGCACCCATAGCAGCATCAGCAGCTTTGAGGGCTTCTACGATTGCGTCATCTTTAGCTACATGAGCCAAGAGCGAGGCCGCAATTTCGTTGTCGAAGTTAGGCAGGATTTCGTCAGCTTGCTTCTTAAGCTCGATATGACGCTTAGCAATCTCTGCTTCTTCGAGAGCTTTGAGGACGGGGGCCGGGATGTCAGACTTGACAACCTTCTCACCGTCAAATTCTACATACTCAGGCTCTTCAGCCTTCGTAACTTCTTCTTCGGAAACAACGTAACCGTTGTCTTCGAGGGCCTTGGAGAGGCGGGAGACTTCTGCCTTAAGAGCGTCAACTTCAGCCAAGAACAGTTCGGACTGGTCTACAGCCTCTTCTGCTACTTCAGCTTCGTCAGCTTTGTTAAGGCGAGCCATAAGCTCCTTCTTCTCGTCAGCGGACATCTTTTCGAGTTCTTCCTTAGCCTTCTTCATGGCTTCGTCTTCACCCATGCCCTTGCCCATGTAGTACGACTTACGCTCATCGAGGTATGAGTCGTACCCTTTTTCCATGTCTTCCATGCTTTCGTCCCTTTTAATAAGACAGATTGTAGCGGCTTGATTAGCAGGACGATCAACAAGTGACAATTCGTCCAACTCCAAGTCGAGTAGGATGTTAGTCATTTACTTCCTTCCTCTTAGCTTTGCCGCCGATAGAAAAGGCCGTAAGTTGGCCAGATTTTACCAGAGACCAGACCTCATCATCGAATACCTTCAATGCTACGATCCAACCTTCACGGCTACTGGAAATGCCCAAGGACTCACCAATCTCATTAGTGAGAGGCATCGAGTGGACAACTTGACCCACCTGATCCCCCTTGTGCATCATCTTACCAACACGAATATGCTCCATGAATTTATTCACGGCCTTAACCATAGTGTCGGCTTCAATTACATCACCTTGGCGGTCTACCAGAGGCTTACCGTCTTCAGTGATGACCGAGGCCCAACCGTAGACAAGACGTTGTTCATCGTCTGTCTTAAGGATTTGACCCTCTAGGTTCATTTGCTCGGAGTCGTCTTTTGCGAGCATATCGCTCACAGAAGAACCAGACTCCCACATCTTACAGGACCAATAACCAGCAGTGGTCTTATCAGTCTTGCTGTCGCAATTATGTCTAGCCCGGAAGTTCGCACGGGCCTTTGGGTCGTCACGACGGATTTCCATAGTGGGGCTACCAAAGGTAACCTTCTTCACTTTGTCACCAGACTTGACGTACACACCAAACTTCTTGGTCGAGCCTTTAGGCAGACGGAATGGCTTGTCTAGGGAGACCTTCTCACCACGGTACTCAGCCTTCTCAGTACGTCCCGGCAACAAGTCCTTATCATGGCTTACGGCCTTCTGGCCAGCAGCGATCTTAAGGAAGCTGTTTACTCGGGCCATTGCCCATTGCTCTTTAGAGGTCACGTTAGGACGTACAGAACCGGGGTTGGTCTTGTATGCACCGATACCACGGTCATAGACTGCTCGAAGGGTCTTAGCACTGATGTTGCCCTTCTTAGCGCCATGACGTGCGTTCCAGTTCTTAGCCTTCTCTGCTAAGGTGGAAGTCTTTACTTTCTCTACCGAAGACCAAGCAGCCCGGAAAGCACGTTGCTCAGAGCCAGTGTCTTCCATGACAGAGTTAAACACCTGACGGAACTTACCTTGGTTCTCTTCTGGGACAGTCTGTCGTACTGCTTTGGGGAGGTCTGCATTAGTAGAGAAAGGCATTACTTCTTTCCTTTGTAGAAGGCATCCCGAATAGAGCCACGGGAAAGACCAATGTCGTTAAGCTCTCGGTCTGTCATCGAATAGAGTGTCTGAAGATCACTCTTCATCTGGGCTTTCTGTTTCATCCGGTTGTACATCTCGCCGGGGAGCTTCATTAGGTTCATAGCTGAGTTCCGCAATGTCCATGAGGTCTTGAATAACTTCTGGGTGGTCAGAGACGTTAATGTCTGCACCATTCAGATTACGAAGGAAGGCTGCAATCTCACGAAGATCGTGCGGTGCTACATCACCAGCCTTGATGTACGGCATAGTATCGTAGGAAAGCCCGTTGAGTTGCCACAGGCGTTCTACAAGTTGCTTGTTGAGTACGTCAGTGATGGCACTAATGTAGCTCTCCAAGGCACGAAGAAAGAGGTCGGTCTTAGATTTAGATAACGCATACGAGCCACCGGCGCTGTGCGCTCCAAGGAGAAGAAACTCAGAGAGAACACTACGAGCAATATCATGCTGATAGCGGCTAACAATGGGGTCGATTTGGATATTGCGTGAACCACTAGAGGACATCAATTCTATGTCCATCAGGCGGACGTTGGTTGGGCTACCATCTTTGTCAGGGTAGGTGTCACTTGGCAGGATAATGTAACCCTGCTCGTTGAACTTTACGTCTCGGAGGATCTGCTGTAGGTCAGACCTAATCGCTGACTGAGAGGCTGTAGCATCACTAGAGAGGTACTCCGAGGGAATACGGGCTACAGGGATACCTGCAAGCTCTCGTTCCACTGCAATAGCCTCGATGGACTGAAGGTTGTTCAGATACTCATAAGAGGTATAAGCATTACGAAGAATGCTACGACCACTAGGGTCGCCGTTAATTGCAGTGGTCTTGTAGTACAGAGACTTGTTAGCCGGGATATAATGGCTTTTACCAAACTGTGAGCCTTCCTGATAGAGACCTAAGACATCACCGGACTTCTGGTCTACATCAAACTTAGAAACCGTCCAAGGCGCTCTAGAGGCCAGCTTACGGATACCGATACGGCCATCATCGTACTTGGAATACTTCTTGTAGCTACGGAACTGTGGGCCACTACGACGCTTATATACTACCTCAAACCAAGCAAAGCCATACGACAAAGAAGACAAAGCCTCTGCAATATGGTCGTCAAGAGTGTGGTCCATGTCATCTAAGACAGACTCAACAAACTCTGCTTCCTTCTTAGCCTCTGGTGTATCATTGCAGGGTACAACCTTCAACTCTACATCACGAAGCACTTGCTCAGTGGCGTACATAACTGCACCAATGGTGCTGTCGTTGTCACGCATCTCACGGTACTTGCGGATGGCCTTCTTGCCACGAAGCTCCGGTAGGAACTCATCCGCTCGAATCTGACCGTTATGGGTGTTGTCACCAGCTACACCAAGAATCTTCTTGGCTTCTGTCTCCGATAGCTTCTTGGGCATTATCTAAGTCCTTTCGCAGAGCTATACGCCAGCTTTAATTGGGGCTTGGCATAGCCCTGTAGGGATAGGTCCGTAATAGCCCATACAAGGGCGTCAAGGCGGTCTGGTGATCCTACGGAGCCTAGTGGCTCCCAAGTGACCATCTGGTCCTCAAGGTCGTTAAGACCCTTTACATGACGTACCTTGTTCTGTTCATACAGGGCGGAGACCGGCTCAGCTCGGGCCATCTTGCCTCGACTAGCATGGACTAGCTTGACAGGGACCGTCTCAGACTCTGTGTGGAGAGTGTGGCGAACCATATCTCCGCCCTGATTACGTTCGGCGACAATCCGGTCAGCTTGATACTCTTCAAAGAGTGACACTGCCCTCGCAGCCCATTGCTGGGGTGTGTAGCGACCTGTGTGGTCAGCCAGAACGTAAGCGATACCATTTACGTCAACCCCTGCTACAACAATACCAGTCATATCTGACTCTTTGTTGCTTGTGATGGCAGGGTCAATAGATACTACAATACGGTTTAAGTCAGGTACTTTATCTGCTTCAATCTCTACCTGTGCAAGTCCTGCTCGACTCCACAAGGCACCAGAGGCTTCATCAAGGATTTCAGCGTAAAGCTCTTGTCTACCAAGTCTAGTGCCTTCATACGTCTTCCTAACTGCATCAAGGAACGTAGAGGCTAGGTTAGCAGAGTTATCATAGGTGGAGCCTGTAGACGTTACCGTCTTCTCATCACCTAATATCGTCCTCAGTAGCTTAGTGGTCTTAGGGGTTGTAGTGATAAACACTTGTGGGTGTTTACCGAGACGTAACCCAAACTGCAACATATCCCAAGTCTCTTGGGCATTCCTCCAAGCACACAACTCATCACACCATGCAGAGTAAGCCTGTGGACCACGAAGACGCTCTGGGTCCTCAGCGGAAAAGAATACAGCCTTAGCCCCATTCTCCCAAGTCATTGTGTTGTTAGTGGGAGACCATTCTGGGTAGCCTATATGCTTACCACGGTAGGTCTTATCACCCTTCCAACATACATTAAGAAGGCCACTATCGCCTTCTACCATGACCTTCCGTACATCACCTTTTGTCGGTGCTACACAATGTACGATCTTGTCGCCTTTGCGGATACGGTGTCTTACCCACTCAGCCCCGGCTCTGGTCTTACCCCAGCCTCGTCCTGCTAATGCTACCCAAATATCCCAGTGGTTGCCTGTAGGCTCCATCTGGTTGGGTCTAGCCCAGAACTCCCAAGTGTGTTGTAACTCTTCCGCTTTAGCTGGCCCTAGCTGGGCCATAATGGATGCTACTTCTTCATCAGGTAGTTGTCGTAGGTCATTCGCTGTTATCGGAAGGGTCACGGGATTTCCCTAAGAGGGTCATAAGGGCGTCAATAGCAGACTCATCAGTGTCAGCATCAGTCTCTTGCTCATTCTCATTAAGAGTGGAGTTAGGGGACCAACCACCCTTACTACGGAGAAAGAGTTCCTGAGACTTGAAGTCACCATCTAGTGCTTGCTGAACTACTACATTACCTACTTTGCCTACAATATCAGAACGCTCTTGTGCGATGTCCTGACCATAGGTCTTGTAGAAGGTAGCAAAAGAGCTAGGTGCATCCTGTAGCTCTTGAATGGATACCATGATGTCTTTCATGGCTACGCCATCTCGAATCATCTTACGGATTCGATTGGCAATCGCTTTCTTATAAGGAAGTGCCGCTGGCATAACTACAGACCTACTACAGAATTAAGAGGCAATAAGGGATTTAGAAAAACCACATACTATAGTTTTGCTATAGCCTTTATCGAGATCATAACCAAATTGGTAATTAAACCTGATATGAATTATGTCTCTGGCTAATCTATAGCCTTACTATAGTATAAGCCTCTTTTGGGGTAAAAGTAAAGGGGCTATAGAGAATATTTCTTGTTGTTTTATAAAAATATTGTTGTAGTGTGATATTTATGCCACAGTATGCCCCCTGTGGGCTAAGGTAGTGCTGCTGAGTGCCGCTCCTAATAGGGGTCAAAGGTTTTGACTTATGTTGTAGACCAGAGTGCATACCCACCAGAGTACATTTAATTCGAGATAAATCCTAGGGTCCCATTAGTGTGACATTTGTGCAACAGTCAAGAATAATCGCACTAGATGTGACATTTGTGCAACACTCAAGAATAATCGACCTGATTGTGTCGTTTATGCAACAGTTCTTAATACGTGTGGAACTTTTGCTTGCACTCGCTGAGCGGGTGTGCATACCATATCTAGTGTTTAATTCAAACTTTAGATACTACATATAGAGAAAAGCAACCATGAGCAAAATGCACACAGTCGCTTGTCTCTAATTTGATATAATACGGCTCTATTCTATAAACCGTCGCTTAGGTCGGTCGCTGAAATCCAACACTGAAACGCTACCAATTTTGACAGGTTTGGTCGCTGCTACTGTTGCGGCTATGCGCCGAGCCTCCAGCGCTTGCTTGCTTGTCTGTTGCGTCATTCCCATTCTTTGAACCACCCTAAAGCTTCGTTATCCTGC